AACTGATGAGCAGAAAAATAGAATTGATGATGTTAGAAATATGTTTTCTGATGTATATGATTTTATAGAAACAAATTGTAAACCAAGCAGAGAAACATCACTTGCAATTACAAAATTAGAAGAGGCTCAATTTTGGACTATAAAAGGAATAACAAGAGAAAATCCAGTAGAAACAATGGAAATAAAAAATATAACTGGTAGTATGACAGATGAAAATGGAAATATTTTATTCTAATGGAGGAGTCAAAAAATGAAATGTCCCGAAAGATATAGAGTATTACAACAGAATATAAGAAAACCAATATTAAATGATGATAGTATAGCAGTTGGAGAATATCACATACTTGTAGAAACGCAGGCATTCTGTGAATGTTATAAAGAAGAATGTGCTGCGTGGGACAAACAAAATAATATCTGTAGAAAAATGGAAAATTAAAATAATTGATTGTTATTTTCCACAAAAGAATAGGAGGAAAGCGATGAATTATATAAAAGAAAGTGAAGAAATATTAAAGAATCACAGAAAATTAAACACTTCTTTAAATAATTTGTATATTAGAAGAAATAAGATAATAAAAAGTGGATTTCCTCGTGAATTAATGGGCACTAGTTATGATAAACCAGATGTGCAACACATGAATTATAGTGAAAGCACAATAAATGAAATTTGCGAAGTCATGGAAATAAATGCTCAAATAAACGAAACTAAAGAAGAAATGCAATTAGTGGATGATATATTAGAACAAATAAAAAAAGAAGATGAAATTTTAGAGAAATTTATAAAATTGAAATATATAACGGAATATAAAAAATCCATGAGAGAAATAGCAAAAAAATTAAATTATTCAGAGAATAGCAATCATACTATATATGATATAAAGAAAAAGGCATTAAAAGAGTTCGCAGTTTTATATTTTGGTGTTCGTGGAATAAAAAATACATAATGATTAAGGGAAAAAACTGCCACAAAAAATTGATTTTTATGTGTTATAATTTGTACAGGTGCAAAACTACAAAATGTAATACCTTTTTTGTGGATTTCATAACATTATCTTCCTTTAAGAAAAAAGTCTATTTGTTTAAGTGCAGATAGGCTTTTTATTTTACAAAAGAAGAGGATGGTTTTAATGAAAGAAAATTTTGAAAAATGTTTAAAATTTCAATGTAAAAATTGCAGAAACTATTTATTGTGTTTTAGAAAGGATAGTTGCAATGAACATTCAAATAATAGAATTAAAAAAACTAAAAAGAGCGGAGTACAATCCAAGAAAAAGATTAACAGAAGAAGATGAAGAATACCAAAAATTAAAGAAAAGTATTGTTGAATTTGGATATGTTGTGCCAATAATAGTAAATTATGATTATACGGTTATTGGAGGACATCAGGGATTAACAGTTTTAGAAGATTTAGGATATGAAAAAATAGAATGCAATGTTTTAAATCTATCTAAAGTTCAAGAAAAAGCATTAAATTTAGCATTAAATAAAATTGATGGTATATGGGATTATGATAAATTAGAAAATGTGCTTACAGAACTAAAAGAATCAAATTTTGATTTAGATGCAACAGGATTTGATTTTGATGAAGTTGATGATCTGTTAAAAGAAACAATAGGCTCAAAAGAGGATGATTTTGAAATTGAAGAAACATTAAATGAAATAGAAGAACCAATTACAAAATTAGGAGATATTTGGATTTTAGGAAAGCATCGTTTAATGTGCCGGAGATAGCACACAAAAAGTCAATGTTGAAAAATTAATGCAAAAAGAACAAGCAGATTTGATATTAACTGATCCACCATATAATGTTAATTATGAAGGTGGAACAAAGGATAAATTAAAAATTGAAAATGATAATCTAACGGAAACAGAATTTTATAATTTCCTATTAGATTCATTTAGAAATATGTTTGAAGTAGCAAAGTGTGGATGTCCTATTTATGTCTTTCATGCGGATACAGAAGGGTTAAATTTTAGAAACGCATTTAAGTCAGTTGGGTTTAAATTAGCAGAATGCTTAATATGGGCAAAAAATAAATTTGTTATGGGTAGACAAGATTATCAATGGCAACACGAACCTATTTTATACGGATGGAAGGAAGGTGCAGCTCATTATTTTATAAAAGATAGAAGTCAAAGTACACTTTTAGAATTTGACAAACCAAATAAGAATGAAGAACATCCAACTATGAAACCAGTTGATTTGCTTGTATATTTAATAAAAAATTCGAGCAAAGAAAATCAATTAATACTTGATTTGTTTGGTGGTAGTGGTTCAACTTTAATTGCTGCAGAACAAACTAATAGAATATGTTTTACAATGGAATTAGATCCAAAATATTGCGATGTTATAGTTAAAAGGTGGGAAAAATTGACAGGAGAAAAAGCAAAATTACAATAATTAGAAAGGATGTGGTGAATCAATGTGAATATAGAAGATATAGAAAAAGATTATAATTCCGGAATGCTAAAAAAAGATATAATCACAAAACACCATATCACAATGGGACAATTAAATTATCAGATTTCAAAAAATAATTGGAAAAAACGAGAAAAAAAAGGCACAAAAGGAAACAAAGGCGGACATGGAACAAGAAATAATAAAAATGCAGTAGTAACAGGTGCTTATTCAAAATTTGACAGTTGCTTTTCTCCTGATGAATTAGAGTTATTTAATGAACCAATAAAAAGTAAAAAGAAAGCATTAGAAGATGAAATAAAGATATTAAAAGTCAGAGAATATAGAATGTTAAAAAAAATAGAAGAACTAAAAGAAAGTAAAGATATGACAATAATGAAAATGTCAAAAGCAGGAACATTAACATCAACAGAGGCAGAGAATACACAATTATTAATAATTAGATTTGAACAGGCTTTGACTAAAGTACAAGAGGCAAAAAGAAGAACGGTTGATTCATTACATAAAATAGAATTTGAAGAAAAACGATTTAATTATGAAAAGTCAAAAGATGATGCAAATAAACCACGAACAAATACAGAACGAATTGAAATAATAAATGATCTACCATACAATGATGAATTGGATGTGATGCAAAATGAGTAAAGTTAGTATTAGAGATATAATAGCACCGCATTTTATACCAACATTTAATTCAAGAAAAACAAATCAAATATACGAGGGTGGTAGAAACTCAACTAAAACATCAATGATAGCAATAAAAATTGTTTATAATTGTTTAAATGAAGATAATTGTTCGGCAGTTTGTATGAGAAATCATCAAATAGATTTACGAAAATCTGTATTCAGAGAAATAAAAAGAGCCTGCCATAGACTAGGTCTTGTTGAAGGATTAGATTATAAAGCAACAGTTTCTCCAATGGAAATTACATTTTTTAAAAATGAAAATAAAATATACTTTGCCGGAGGCGATGACTTTGAAACAATAAAAGGAACTATTGATGAAAAGAAATTAATTAAAATTATATGGTTCGAGGAGTTAACTAACTTTAAAGATGAAGAAACAATAGAACAAATAAAAGCAACATTTACTCGTGGTAACAATGATTGGTTCATGGCTTTATATTCATATAATCCACCAAAAAATAAATTCGATTGGGTAAATAAATGGGCAGATAAAAAAAGAAAAGATCCTGAATATTTAGTTAGTCATAGTGATTACAGAACAGTTAATCCGGAATGGGTTGGTAAAATCGCAATCAAAGAGGCAGAAAATCTAAAGAAGAACGATGAAAAAAGATATAATTGGATTTGGTTAGGTCAAGTAATAGGATTAGAAGGACTAATATTTAATCCTGATTTAATTGAATATGTAAATGAAAACTATATTATTGAAAATAAAATTGAAATTATTTATATGGATTTTTCAATAGATAGTGGACATCAAACATCAGCAACTGCTTGTGGGTGTTATGGACTAGGAGATGATGGATATTGGTATTTGTTAGATACTTACTATTATTCTCCAAATGAAAAGCCAGTAAAAAAAGCACCAAGCGAATTAAGTGCTGATTTATTTAATTTTAAAATAAAAATGACAAAGGAATATAAAACAATTACGGACAGAGAAACAATAGACTCTGCTGAGGGTGCATTAAGAAATCAATATTATAAAGATTTCGGTGTAAGATTGAATCCAGTAGATAAAGGAACAAACAAAGAAAAATTAGTTGACTATTCACAAGATTTTATTGCTCAAAAAAAATTTAGAGTTGTTTTAAATAATAATAACCAAATATTTAAAAAAGAAAACGAAAATTATCAATGGTTACCAAAATCAATAGAAAGCGGTAAACCAATACCAGACAAGACAGAAAAAGACTTGCCAGTAGATGAAAGATATTATAATACTCATTCACAAAGTTATGCTTATACTTATGCTGACCATACACAAGATGAATTTCAATATTGGGTAAAAGATAATTTGGTTAAATTAGGATTAAAATATTAAAAGGAGAATGAAAAATGGAGTTATATAACAATATTTCAAGTGTTTTAAGTAAAAAGAATAGTGTAAATCTTGCAGTTGGTGATATTTATGATTATATGCAAATATGGAAAGAATGGTATAGTGGAGATGTTGCAGATTTTCATCATTATACTGCTAGACTTGCTAATGGAACTACAACAAAATTAGAAAGATTAACAATGAATATGGCAAAAAAATTGTGTGAAGATATGGCAAAATTATTATGGACAGAAAAAACACAAATAAAATTGAAAACAAACGAAAATAGTAAAAAATTATGGGCTATTTTAGATAATAAAGTCAATAATTTCACAACAAATTTTCCTATATTTATTGAACAAGCACTTGCATTAGGAAATGGTGCATTAATTGAATATAAAGATAATGGACAAACAACAATTGATTATGTTACAGGAGATTTATTCATCCCTTATAAATATACCAACTCATATATTTATGGATTAATAACAGTTTCGAGATATTCAGAGATAGAGCAAGCCGAAGATGGAAAAAAAGAACAAACATTATATTATACACATTTAACATACCATGAATATGAGGATGGAAAATACATAAGAAAGCATGAATTATATAAATCAACAAATGAGAAAGAATTAGGGAAGGAACTAGATTTCAAAACATATTATCCTAATATAAAAGAATCCGAAGAAATAGAAACTGATGTCCCATATTTTCAGATATTAAAACCAAATCTTGCAAATAATTTAGATATGGCAAGTCCTTTAGGAATATCATTATTCGCAAATTCTATTGATAGATTTAAGGCAATTGATATGAAATATGATAGTTTCATGCAAGAGTTTAAATTAGGAAGAAAAAGAATATTAGTAGATAATACGACATTAAAAGCGAAGGCAGTTCCTAATAAAGATGGAAAAGTTGACTATGTTCAATATTTTGATACAGAAGATCAAGTATATGTTGCTATTGAAGGAATGGAAAAACAACCGGCAAAAGAAATTGACTTTACATTAAGAACACAAGACCATGTTGATGCAATAAATGCAGATTTAAATTGGCTATCTTCTAATGTAGGTTTAGGTAGCAATTTTTATAAATTTGATGGGGTTTCAACAAAAACTGCAACAGAAGTAATATCAGAAAATAGTGAGGCTTTTAGAACTAGAACACACCATTTAATAAATGTAAATGATGTTGTTTACGATTTAGTTAGAGCAATATGTCATATTGAGGGAATAGATGCATCAGATATAGCAATAACACCTGATGATTCTATAATAGTTGATAAAAATGCAGAAAGAACACTTGATTTAATGGAAGTACAACAAGGTTTAAAGAGTAAAAAAGCATATTTGATGAAACATGAAGGACTAACAGAAAAACAAGCAGAAAAAGAATTGCAGGAAATAAACGATGAAAAAATGACAAATCAAGAAGTATTTGGTTTCCCAACAGAAGAAGATCCAAAGCCACCAAAAAAAGAAAATGAGGACAAAAAAGAAAAGAAGGAGGAATAATATATGTTACCTCCTGATTATTTAGAAAAAATAGAAAAACAAGCAATGAATGTATATAACAATTTGGAACTTGATATTATACAGGAAATAGCAGAAAGAATAGCTAATGTAGGATATGCAAATACAGTCGCCAAAAATGACATTATGATTGCACAGGAAATGGGAATGCTATATACAGACATTGTTGATTTAGTTGCAAAGTACAATAAATCTAGTTATGAAGATACATTAAAAATATTTGAAAATGCAGGAGCAACATCCATAAAAATTGACGATGAGGTTTATAAAAAAGCAGGACTAAATCCAATAAAAATTAAACAAGACAAGTCAATGATGGACTTACTTATTGCATCTGCAGAAAAAACAAATAATAATTTAAATAATTTAGTAATGTCAACAGCAAATACAAGTCAACTTGATTTCTTAAATGCAATGAATCAAGCATATATGGAAGTATCAACAGGAGTAAAAAGTTATTCACAATCAATATTAAATGCGGTTGATGAAATAAGTAGCAAAGGGGCAACAGTTGTTTATCCTTCCGGACACAAAACATCAATAGAAAGTGCTGCAAGAATGAATATCATAACAGGAGTAAATCAAACTTGCGGAAAATTACAAGAGATGAGAGCATTAGAATTAGGATGGGATTTGATGGAGATATCTGCACATGGTGGAGCAAGACCAGAACACGCATCATGGCAGGGGAAAATTGTAAGTTTAAGTGGTCAAAAAGGTTATTTAAGTTTAAAAGATATAGGTTATGGAACTGCAATAGGATTTAAAGGTGTAAATTGTAGACATGATTGGATGCCTTATTTCAAAGGTTCATCTAGAACATATACAGAACAACAATTAAAAGAATGGCAAAATGAAACAGTAAAATACAACAATACAACAATGACAAGATATCAGGCTAGTCAAACGCAAAGACAAATGGAAAAAGCAATAAGAGAAGATAAGAAAAAATTAATAGGTTATGATGGTATTTTACGCAGTAATACAACAGATACAGAGTTAATTGAAAAAACCAAAATGGCATTTTCTAAACGAAGTCTAATATATAATCAACATCAAAACCAATTAAATGATTTTATAGAACAAATAGAATCAAAGAAAGATGAAACTAGAATGTATGTTGGAAATTATGAAAAAACAATAAGTAAGCAAGTCCAATCAGTAAAGAACATTGCTAATAAGTATAATAAAAGTGGCATCATTGGAAGTAAGGTCAATGGTATTGAAATAAAAGAGATAGGCGAACATATTATTTCACGAACATATACAAGAGATGTAAGTCTTGAAGATGTAAAAGATACATTGAAAAATCCAATAAAATATGGTAAAATAAGAAAAGATAATAGCCAACAAATAAAAGGTTCAAATTGCACTATTGCCATAAATGTTGAAACAGGAAAACTAATAACAGTATTTCCAAAGAAAACGAAAAAGGAGGAGTAAAAATGAAAATAGATTCAAATTTTAATGAACATCAAGTGGAATTATTAAAAAATAGTAATATAGATATTTCACAAGATTTTGATGAGAAGTCACTAGAAGAACTAGAAGATAAAGTCTATAATATAATGATGGATCATTTAGATAAGAAACAAGATTTTACTCCAAAATCAGAGGAATTTGAAAAAATATTAGATATTATAGTAAAAATTGAAAATTCCTTATAAATTCTAATTAAATATGTTATTAAAAGACACTTTTATAGGTGTCTTTTTTTATAGTCTTTTTACTTGTTACAGACATTAAAGAATAACAGAGGTTTACGGTCTTTTTACTTTGTTGCAGACTAAAAGAACAATAAAGGTATTTTTAAGGAGGTTTTAATTATGGATGAAGAAAACAAAAACAATCAAGATCCAAATTCTGTAGAAGATGAAAACAAAAACATCGAGGGAACAGGTAATGTTGGAACTCAAGCCAACGAAAATAAAGATGAGGGCGATGCAGAGAAAAAAGGCAAGACTTATACGCAGGATGAAGTTAATAGTATTTTGAAAAAGGAAAAAGAAAAATATCAAAAAAAGATGCCTAGTAAAGAAAGACTTGAGGCTTTGGAAAAGTATGAGGAAAGTCAAAAATCAGCAGAGCAAAAACAAGCAGAAAAAGAAACTAAATATCAAAAAGCATTATCAGATCTACAAGAAAAAGAAAATTATATCGCAGTTCTAGAGAGCGGTGTTTCAAAAGAAGATTCAGATTATGTTTTATTTAAAGTTTCAAAAATGGAAGGCGATTTTAATGAAAATCTAGAAGAATTTTTAAAATCAAATCCAAAATATACAAACATAAAAAAAGAAACAGAAGAACCGGATGCTAAAACAGATGGGGTTTCAGTAAAAAATATGAATAATAAAAAGGACAGTGGTGTTACTGCTATATTAAAGCAAAAACATCCTGATCTATTTAAGTAAAGAAAGGATATAGGTGATTATTATGGCAAATGCATTAGGAACAGGAACACATAAAAGAAAAGAAAGCTATGCAAATGAAGTATTAACAATAGCAAGAGCAGAAACAAATATTTATGATGATTTCTCAGAAGATTATGAGAGAGATGAAGTAACAGGGCAAATCAATGTCCCAACAAGAGATGAAGAGGTAAAAGTTTCAGATTATGATATCAAAAATGGTATTGAATTACAAACATCTGCAACTGATTATCTACCATTACCAATTGACAAAGATTATGGTGTAAATGAATTAATTGATGGTTATGAGGCAGAGGCAGTTCCTGACAATTTAGTTGCACAAAGAATTGATAGTGCAGGATATTCAATAGGTTTGAAAAAAGAAAATATGGCAATAGCATGTTTAAAGACAGGTACAATTTCAGCTGATACTACAAAATTAACAACTGCAAATGTTTTTGCAAAAATTGTTGCAGAAGTTAAAAATATGAAAAAAAGAAATATGAAAGTTTCATCAATGAGAGTAGCAATTTCAGCAGATGTTGAAGAACTATTATTAACTGATGAAAAATTTTCAAATACATCAGGTTCACTTGGAGAGAAATTAGTTAGGGAAGGTGTAATTGGTAAAATTGCCGGTGTTCCTACTAAAGCTAATTACTTAATGGGTGATGATGTAGATTTCATTATTTATGATAAGAGATATTGCCAAAAATATGAAGTATGGAAAAAAGAACCTTCAATTGAAGATATTAAAGATGGAAAACACATTTGTGCATCTGCATTACAAGGTAGACAAGTTGGTGGTTTAATGGTTACTAACAAACTTGGTGTTCAAGTTAGAATGAATAAAGAATTAGAAACTTATACAGTAACTTATAATGCAAATGGTGGTACAGGTTCAATTGATTCTGTAGAAGTTGAGGCAGGAAAATCTATTACATTGAGTGATGGTACAGGTTTAACTGCTCCAACAGGTAAAACTTTCAAAGGATGGGCTAAATCAGCAAGTGCTACAAATCCTACTGTAACAAGTCCATTTACTCCAACTGCTGATACTACATTATATGCAGTATATGGAGAATAGGAGGTAAAAGGTATGCTAAAGTATATAACTGATGCCGAATATAAAGAGTTATTAGGTGTAGATAGCATACCTAGTAACTTTAATAATTTAGTAATTGAGGCAAGTACATATATTAATTTAAAGACTCAAAATAGAATAGATGTCAAAGATATACATGAAAATGTAAAATATGCAACTGCCTTAATTGTTACTAAAATTAGTAAAGCAGAAAACCAAAAAGAAGAAATCGGAAATCTAAAATCACAAAATATTGAAGGATGGAGTGAAACATATAGCACTCCGGAAGAAATTGAAAAGAAATTAGAAGAGGATAAATTTAACATTCTAAAAGAATATCTATGGAATGTGATAGGGTCAGATGGACAACCTCTTCTATATTGTGGGGTGTTGTGATGAATCAAAGATTTTTTATACACTCTATCACTATTTATCATGATAATGATGATGGAACAGTAACGAGAATGGTTTTTGAGGGTGTTTATTTTAGACATAATAAAAAATCTAATGTGATAGATAAAGGATTTGAAAATGGCAGTACAGGAACGATTTATATACCAATCAAACAAGACTTAAATATTAGCAATACTGATATAGTAGTTGAAGAAACACCAACACTATCTGTAAAGTCAATGAATAAAAAATCTGTAAATTATATTGATAAAGTTGAAGTAAAGAAATTGACAGTTAATGAAGATGATCCAAACGATGAATTTTATAGATTATTTAGAGATCCATCTATTCAAAAATACAGAGTGGTAAGTGTTGACGATAATAGAAAAGGAAACCTACAACACTATAAATTAGGAGTTGGCGAATAATGTCTAGTGGTTTTAATATAAAAGTTAAAATGAATAGTGCTAGTAAAATAATAAAAGATCATGGATTAAATAAAGATGGTAGAGTAACGGCTTTTTTGCGTGATACGGTAGAAAGGTTAAGTGATCCATATATTCCATTTGATAATGGTTTATTAAGAAAACTAAAAACAAAGCCATCTAATCATGAAATTAAATATACTAGTCCATATGCTAAATTTCAGTATTATGGAAAATTAATGCTAACAAAAACAGGTAGTTCTTGGGCGAGAAAAGGCGAAAAAAAGAGTGTAACAAATAAAGATTTAAAATATCACACATCTGGAACTGGTGCAAGATGGGAGCAACTTATGATGCAAAGAAGGAAAAACGATTTAATTCGTGATGTAGAAAATTATATCAAGAGAGGATGAAAACAATGAGTAAAGAAAAAGGAAAAATTGAAAAAATAAAAGAATTTATAGAAAAATGTACTTTATTAAAGGGTGGAAAAGTAAATGTCGATTATTTGAAAAACAAATTGTATAGTTATTCTATTGATGAAACACCAACAACAACTATTATTCAAAAGTTTACAGATGGTGGTTGTAGAAAACGAATTAATTTTGATTTTAGTATTCAAGCACCATTTAATGCACTAGAAAATATTAATAATTCAAAATTTTGTGATGATTTTACGCAATGGATTGAAGATGAAAATAAAAAGGGAAATCTGCCGGATATAGAAGGTGCGGAAGAAATAGGGTGTAATAGAGGTACAATCTTACAAACAACCGAAACGACCGCAATATATGTTATACCAATATATTTAATTTATATGGAAGAATATTAAAAAGGAGGAAAAAGAATGTCTGATAATACAGAAAAATTAGTAAAAAGAAGTGACAAAGTTGCATTTTTAAATGTTGGAACATCAGAAAATAAAAATTTTCAAAGAATGCGTAAATTCACGGAAATTTCAACATCAAAAAATCCTACTGAATATAGTAGAAGATATGTTGATGAAGATGCAGAAACAACTGATATAACAGGTTATGGCGAAGAAAAATCATATGCTTTCGACCAATATTCAAATAATTCAGTTCATGAAAAAATTGCAAAAATAACAGATGATGAATTAACTGGTGATGATGCAACTGTTGAAACTCTTGTTGTTGATAAAACTAAACCAGTAACAAGTGGTGGTTATGAGGCAAGATTAAGAAAATATGCAGTAGTTCCTGATAGCGATGGAGATAGCACAGATGCTTATACTTATAGTGGTTCTTTAAAAGCAAAAGGCACTTTTGAAAAAGTAACTGCAACAATAAGTGATGATGGAAAAACTGCTACAATAGTAACAGAGTAAGAATAGTAGCAGTAGGTTAATACCCTACTGCTTATTTTTTTTGAAAGAAAGGTAAGAAAATTATGAAAATTAGGAATATTGAAGTAGAATTTGACTTTTTAGATGCTGATGATATGGAAAGATTTGAAAATGAGGCAAAAAAAGTAATAGAAAAATGCGAAATTAAAGAAAAACAACAAATGTCATATTCTCAAATGATAAGAGAACAATGTCAAATAATAAATGATTTCTTTAATAATGTATTTGGAGATGGTATGGCTAAAAAAATATTTGGAAATAAAGACAATCTAAATGAACATATTAGTGCATTTGAAGAAATAGTCAAAGAAAAGGAAAACCAACAAAAATCAGTTGTTTCAACATTAGAAAGATATCAACCTAATAGAGAAACAAGAAGAAATAAGAGGAAATAAAGATGAATAAAAATATCCTTTTAGATGAACTACCACAATACACCAAAAGTGGTTTGCAAATACGAACAGATTTTAGAGAAAGTATAAAATTTGAATTATTAATGCAGGATAGGAATTTAAGTGAAGATGTAAAGATAATGCAAGCATTACAATTATACTATTATGATCCTAATAAAATTACAGATATAAAAAAAGCCATAGATGATATTCTATGGTTTTATAAATGTGGTAAAGAAATGCAAGAAAATAATAGTATCAACTATGAAGAATCGACACAAGAAAAAACAAAACAAATTTATAGCTATGAATTTGATGATGAGTACATTTTTAGTGCTTTTTTAGAACAATATGGAATCGACTTAAATGAAATAGAATATATGCATTGGTGGAAATTCAAAGCCTTATTTAATAGTTTAAATGAAAATACGCAATTTGTAAAAGTAATGAGTTATAGGAATATGAATATTGCAAAAATAAAGGACAAAGAAATGAAAGCACATTATAAGAAAATGCAAGAACTATACAAGTTACCTGATATGCGTACAGAAGAAGAAAAAGAATCTGATTTTGCAAACGAATTGTGGTAACAAAAATTAAATTATAGAAATGGGGTGAGAAAATGGCAAAAGATGGTTCAGTTGTAGTTGATACCGAGTTAAATAATGATGGTTTTAATAAAGGTGTCAGCAAACTAGAGAATGGTTTTAGTAAGATAAAAAGTGTTGCCGGAACAGCCCTAAAAGGTATTGCAGTTGGTGCTGCAGCGGTTGCTACAGGAATGGTCGCAATAGGTAAGAGTGCAATAGACAGTTATGCAGATTATGAACAATTAATAGGTGGTGTTGAAACTTTATTTAAGAATAGTGCAGGAATAGTTGAAGGATATGCAAATAATGCATATAAAACGGCAGGCTTGAGTGCAAATGCCTACATGGAAACAGTTACATCCTTTTCAGCAAGTCTATTACAAAGTTTAAATGGAGATACCGCAAAAGCAGCAGAAGTAGCAGATATGGCAATAACTGATATGTCAGACAATGCAAATAAGATGGGAACATCAATGGAAAGCATACAAAACGCATATCAGGGATTTGCAAAACAAAATTACACCATGCTTGATAACCTTAAATTAGGTTATGGAGGAACAAAAGAAGAAATGCAAAGACTATTAGTTGATGCAGAAAAAATCAGCGGAATTAAATATGATATTTCTAATTTGAATGATGTTTATTCTGCAATTCATGTTATTCAAGGAGAACTTGGAATAACAGGAACAACGGCGAAAGAGGCAAGTACAACAATTCAGGGTTCTGCTGCTGCAATGAAAGGTGCATGGCAAAACCTACTAACAGGAATGGCAGATGATTCACAAGATTTTGAAAAACTTATCAAAAACTTTGTTGAAAGTATACTTACATTTGGAGACAACATAATTCCTAGAATACAAACAACTATTAGTGGCATTGCTAAATTAGTGAGTGGTTTAGTAACAGAATTTTTACCACAGATTATTCAAATGATACCGCCTTTATTGCAAGAGTCACTACCAATAATTATAACTGCATTACAATCATTAGTTCAAAGCATATTAGAGGCATTGCCTTCAATAGTACAAGTATTAATTGATGTAATTCCTCAATTAGTAAATGCAATTCTATTAATGCTACCTTTATTTATAGATGCAGGATTACAAATTATTGCTAGTTTGATTATAGGAATAGGACAGGCTTTGCCACAAATTATAGTTTCAATTATTCAAACTATAAATTCAATAATTACAACATTAATTGATAATATTCCAACACTAATAAATGCAGCACTACAATTCTTTATGGCAATAGTTGATGCTATTCCACTAATAATAGAGGCATTAGTAACAAATCTTTGCGAAATAATAAATACAGTAGTTTATGGATTAGTGGATGCATTACCTCAAATTATAGAGGGTGCTATACAAATGTTAATGGGAATAATAGAGGCTATACCAACTATAATTGATGCACTTATTGAAAATTTACCATTTATTATTGAAACAATTTTGACTGCATTTATTGATAATTTCCCAAAGATATTAGATGGTGCAATTCAATTACTTATGGCATTAATTGATGCTATTCCTACTATTATTATGGCACTTGTAGAAAATTTACCTAAAATAATTAATACAATAGTAAATACACTAATTCAAAATTTACCTCTTTTGATTCAGGCTGCGATTCAATTATTTATGGGAATAATAAAAGCAATTCCTAAAATAGTTGTAGAATTAGTGAAGAATATGCCACAAATTATATCAGCTATAGTTCAGGGAATTCAGGCAGGATTTTCAACAATAGTAGAAGTTGGAGGAAATTTAATAAAAGGACTTTGGGAAGGAATAAAGAATGTTAAGAATTGGATCTTCGATAAAATAAAAGGATTTTGCTCTGGAATTGTTGATAATATAAAAGGCTTTTTTGGAATACATTCTCCATCAAAATTATTTAATAAAGAAATAGGTCAAAATCTTGGCTTTGGATTGGGCGAAGGTTTTAATGATAGTCTAAGTAGTGTATATAAGGATATGCAAAAAGCAGTAGAACATGAAAATGCAAAATTAACATCTAATTTAACAAGTACACATCAAATTCAAGTAGAAACAGAAGATAATAGACAAGCAATATTACAAAGTTTGGATGATAATAAAGAAATTAATGTTACTGCAGTTACAAATCTTGATGGCAAAGTATTAACATCAGCAGTTAATAAAGTAAATTTAAATAGAAAGTTACAATATGGATATTAAAGGAGGTGGAACGAATGGCATTATTAATTCATGAAGGCTTTGAATTTAAAAATATTTTATCAGGTGGATACAAAATAAAAGAAGATGAGCCTGATGTAAAGTCAAAGCAAACAATGGGAGATGGTAGTATTCGCAGAAATTATGGTCAAATGGATAAAACAGAAATAAAAATACAATTTGGACAGATGAACTCTCAAACATTTAAAGAATATATGGATCATTTAAAAAAACATGAGGATTACTATACATACTTTTCTCAAAGAAATAATTGTATGCTAACAAAAAAGTTTTTTGTTTCACGACCTGATGTTCCAATCATATCTACATTACATGGTGGAAGATATGATGAATTTGAAGTTACACTCTCACAAATAGGGGAGGGAATAACTGATGATTGATTTAAGTGATGAAATAAGAAAGGCATACGATATAAGTACAACACAATATGATAAAATCAAAATAGGAAATAAGGAATATCCAATAACTAATGTAGAATATTGTGATGATTGCTATAAAGATGGTAATATTTTTGGAACTGCAATTGCAAGGACTCTTGAATTTGAAATTGAAAATTCTGTTGATCTTGAAAAAAGAGAATATGAATATTTAACAGGAATTAGAGTTGGTGATACTGTCCATTATATTTCTTTAGGAAATTTTATTACAACAGATGTAGAACCACGGAGATACAACGAATATAAACAAAGTTATTGCTATGGATTATATGCTAAAATCAAATATTCCATATGAATCAAAATTAGACTATTCAAGTAAATCTGTAACCATATTAGATGTATTAAAAGAGGCGTGTCAAAATTCAGGATTAGAACTTGCAACAGAGGACTTTGCAAATAATAATTTTATTGTAGATAGTAATCAATTTGAAGTAGATGCAATTAATAGACAAGTTTTTCAAGCAGTTGCAGGAATATCAGGGACATTTGCAAAAATAAGAGCAGATAACAAGTTGTATTTTATTACTCCAAAACTTTATGATAGTAAAAAATATACTGTTGGAGAAATTCATAAAATGTTAGTTGCTGACTTGAATAAATTAAAAGTCAGAAATATTACAAATGATCTAAAAGTTTTAGGAATTAATAAGGAATCAACAAAGCAAGTTGATGAAATGCTAGTAAAATCAATGCATACTATTGCAGTAAAAAGATTAACAACGAATGTAGATGAGCCAAGTCTTGAAAAACAAAGTGATTATATAGATTTAGTATTAAAAAGAAATACGCATCCTATAAATGTTGTTGTTCTTGGAATGAGCAATGTAGAAGGCGAAAATATAACATTAAGAGATGAAGATAGTATTGAAGAAGAAGGCGAGAATTTCTTGATAATTAATGATAATCCATTTGCCTATACTCAAGATAAGAGAGAAGAATTAATTACTGCATTATTTGAGAAGGTAAGAGGTTTTTCATATACTGCATATGAGTTGAAAGGTCAATGTAAACCATATCTAGAAACAGGAGATCCTATTTGGGTATTAGATAAAGATGGTGCTATTTCATCATCATTTTTATTTAGATTTAATTATAAAAGTCCAAAAGGACTAGAAAGTGAAATGTCCGCTCCTTCTATAACTAAAGCAACAGTTAATTATCAGAATATACCAAGTGAGTTAGATAGATTAAGAAGAACAGAAATAATAGTTGATAAGCAACAGGGAACAATTAATGCAATCATTGATCAGCAAACAGAAGATGGAAATAAAATCAATTCTCTTGAAATGAATGCGGATGAAACAAGCGATACTATTTCTAAAATAATAGAGGATTATCAAGAACAAATCGCACAATTAAAATTAACAATTGAAGGGTTACAAACAACAGTCTCTACGAAAGGTGGAGGCAATATATTTTTATATTCAAAAGAAAATTGGGATAATAACATTACAGAATATACTAATACCGATATAAAACAAAATACTATATCAGGTTTAGGATATGTATTAGTTATAGGAACAACAAAACAAGAAGTTCAATTAAAAAATGATTTATATACAATAAGTTTCTTATATAAAAATACGAATACACTTGATAATGCTCATGTTACTATAAATGGAGAAAAATATAAACTAAACTATACAGGAGATAAATGGCAAGAGTTTTTGAAAAGCATCAATGTTACATCGAATACAATTACAATAGAATTTGATACAGATACAAATCAAGCAGTATTTATTGCGGATCTGATGGGAAATTTAGGAGAGCAAAAGCAAACATGGGAGCAAAATGCAAATGAAACTATTACTGATACAGTCCAAATAGGCAAAGGGATTCAAGTTAATAGTAGTACATCAAATACATATACAAGAATAGATGCTGATGGAAATAGAGTTTATAATAAGGCTACTGGAGAAGTTAAATCGGAATATACAGATAAAGGATTAAATACAGATGAAATAAAGGCAAATAAAGCAGAATTAGCAGGATTATTAATTCAAAAAATAAGTTCTCAAATTTGGCTTTCAAGTCTATTATAGAAAGGAGAAAAAAGAATGGCTACAAGTGGTTCAATATCTACCAATAGTTATAGTGGTAGATATTTAGTTTTGAATTGGTCTAGAACTGGTTATGATATTTCAGGCAATTATTCAAATATACATTGGGAATTGAAAGGTGCAGGAAATGCATCGGCTAGTTGGTACATGGCAGGTAATTTCAAAGTTGTTATTGATGGAGTACAAAGATATTATTCAAGCAATAGAATAAAACTTTATAATGGAACATTAGTTGCTAGTGGAGATATACAAATAGGACATAATGCAGATGGAACTAGGTCATTTAGTGCTAGTATTGAGGCAGGTATATATACAGTAGCAGTTAATTGTAGTGCAAGTGGCAGTTGGTCTATTGATACAATTCCAAGATATTTAAATAGTATAAATATATATAATAATGGAAGTGCATTAAATTCAATTTCAGTAAAATGGACTTGTGATCCGCAAAGGGATTGGACACAATATTCACTTAATGGGGGTAGTTGGACTGATGCAGGAGACTCTGTCGCAAGTGATAATAAAAGTGGTACATTTAGTATAGGAGGACTTGCACCAAATACATCATATAAAGTTAAAGTAAGATTACGCAGAAAAGATAGTGGTTTATGGTCAGAAAGTGCAACAATAACTATTACTACAAAAAACAAAGCGACTATAACAAGTCCAAATGATAATTTTAGTGTTAATAGCAATGGTTCATTAACTGTTAAATGTAATAATCCATCAGGAAATCAAATAGCTTATTTTTTAGACTGCCCAAGTGGTACTAGAAGATTAACATCAGGAAAGACGACTAATACATCTTTTACATGGACTGCAGCACAAATATTGTCAATGTTGCAATATTTTACAACGAGCAATTCAAGTTCTATTAAAGTTGGGGTTATTACTTATGGAAATGCAGAATATTATAGTGAGAAAGTAGGAACATTGAATGTAGTAAATTCAAATCCTACTTTTAATAATTTTACTTACGAGGATACAAATGCGACAACTATAAAGTTAACAGGTGGTAATCAAAGAATTGTTAGAGGATATTCAAATGTAAAAGCAACAATTACTGCTGCTAATAAAGCAGTAGCGAAAAATTATGCATCAATTAGTAAATATAGATTAGTAATAGGAGAACAACAAAAAGATATAGCATATTCTAGTAATTCAAGTGTTAGTGCTACAATTAATAAAGTATTAAGTAATATTTTTAATATGTATGCCATTGATAGCAGGGGAAATTCAACAGTAAAACAAATATCTCCTAGTACATATTTAAATTATGAAGATATAGTTATAAAAAAAGCAAGTGTTGTAAGAACTGGCGGTGTTGGTTCAGAAACAAACCTTGCTTTTTCAGGTAGTTATTGGGGATATGGATTTGGGGCAATGAACAATACTATTACATCTTGTTATTATGAGTATAAGGCAACAACATCAAATACTTGGATAAAAGGTGGAGATTTAACTCCAATAATTAATGGTAATGATTTTGCATTTGAAGGAACAATTAAAGGCGATTCAGGAACAAGCGGATTTAATATAACAAGAAGTTTTGATATAAGAATTGTTATAAAAGATAGACTTTCAACATCTATTTTCAATTTAGTTTTAGGAACAGGTATACCTGCAGTGGCAATAACTAAAAATGGAGTTGCAATAAATGGAATGTATAATGAAAGTCTAAAGGGAGCATTACAAATTTGGAATGGCGATGTTTATATAAATGGTAAAAAATTAAATTTAAGTTAGGAGGAAAAATAAATGTCATTAGTAACAAGTTTTTTAGGACTATTTAAGCATGATACAAGCAATGATGCAGACTTAAATAGTAACTTTGATATAGATACTGCATTAAATGATAATTGGGATAAAATTGATGCAGGTGTAAAGAAATTAAATGATGAAAAAGTTGCAAAGGTTTCAGGAAAAGGTTTATCAACTAATGATTATACAACTACAGAAAAAAACAAATTAAATGGAATAGCATCTGGAGCACAAGTAAATGTTTTAGAAAGTCTTACTTTAGAGGGTAAGGCTTTAACTAATTCTAATAAAAAAATAGAAATAAAAGATGCAGAGGTTACGAATGCAAGATCATCAGCAATAAAAAATAAAACCTTTGCAAATGTAGATGCTAGAATTGAAGAATTGGAACAAGATGTTGACAATATAGAAACATTAAGAGGACATATTTATGGCATTAGAAGGAAGATTACTAACAATACAAATACTGCTTGGGAAAGAATAAAAGATAGTGCAGGGTTAGTTGCTAATGCTACTAAAAATGGTGGTACTGTTATAAATAATTTTGATAATTTAGCACCATGGAGCGAAATTAAATCTTGTAATTATGATATTGAAACAGGAAAAGTAAAAGCATGGTTTGGAGATGCAACTTTTGCATTTGATGGTTCAAATGGAGATGTTTATACTTATATTCCTGATATATATTTAAAAATATATCAAGAAGATGATTATGATTATATTTTGATTTCTGATGTAGAAAGAAGCGGATTTACAAAATATAATAGTTTTTATATTGCAAGATATGCTATGAGTCTTGTTGATGAAAAATTACATTCATATACAGGATTAGCACCAACAGTAAGTAAAACAATATCTCAATTTAGAACTTTAGCAAGAGCATTAGGAGATAAAGTTTCATTATTGGATTATAGATATTTTATAATTCAAATGCTTTATTTAGTAGAGTATGCAAATTATAATTCACAGTCAATGCTTGGCAATGGTGTAATGTCTATGGAATGGAATAATCAATGGAATGGTTTATCTGCAGGTGGATGTGATTCGTTGGGAATGAAATCAGGATGCGTCTTAAATGATGGTAAACATTCAGTAATTTATAGGGGAATTGAAAATCCATACGGAAATATGTGGCAGTTTGTTGATGGAATAACAATACAAGATAGAATTGCTTATATATGTAAAGACCATTCAGCTTATGCAGATAGCAAAATAACAAGTCCATATAAAAAGATAGGTTATACAAATGGAGATACAAATGGATGGACAAAGAATTTAGGATTTGATCCTGATGAACCATTATGTAGATTTCCAGTTGAAGTTGGCGGAAGTAGTTCAGCAGGTACAGGGGATTATTACTACCAAGATGCAGGAACTCGTCTTGCTCGTGTGGGTGGTCTTTTCAGCGGTGGGGCTAGCTGTGGCGTTTGGTGTTGGTGCTTGAGCCACGCCTTTTCGTTATCGTACGTGTCCGCCGGTTGCCGACTTCTTATTGATAACCAGTAAAACGGGGGTTTGGGGGCGGTCAGCCTCCAACATATCTATAACCTGTTGTAGTTATTTTTTTTAGAAATAAAGTATATAATGTTTCAAACACAATAAATAGAATAGGGATTTGATGTGTGTGCGACCGGAGTTCGATTCTTCGTTTGGAGTTTCTTGCTCATGTGGGTGGTAATTTCAACAATGGGGCTAACTGTGGCTTTTGGTATTGGAACTTGAACAACGCCTTTTCGTTATCGAACGTGAACACCGGTTGCCGACTTCTTATTGTAAAAATTAATGTACACATCATTTTCCTGAGCCCTTGCTCAAAATAGAGTCGCAACTGGATTGGACTAGTAAGCCCATTATGGTTTGAAAATCCGATAGACAAAAATAAGAAATCAGGTAATAAAATGAAAAGAGTAGGAAACATTTATGCAAATTTGTATGATAAAAATAATATCAGACAGGCAATATTGAAGGCAGCAGCAGGAAAAAGAAATAGAAAAAATGTAACAAAAATAATAGAAAACATTGATTTTTATATTGATAATATTTATCAAATGCTAACTTCAAAAGATGTTAAATTGAGCCCATATAAGAAAATGAAAATACATGATGGTGCTAGAAAAAAAGAAAGAATCATTTATAAACCTGCTTTTTATCCTGATCAATGTATTCATTGGTGTGTAATGATACAATTACAACCTTTACTCGAAAAAGGAATGTATGAATATTGTTGTGCATCTGTACCAAAACGAGGTATTCACTATGGATCAAAATATCTAAAGAGAATATTAAAAGATGATAAAAAAAATACAAAGTATTGTCTAAAATTAGATGTAAAGAAATTTTATCCTAGTATTGATAAATTTTGTATGAAAAAGAAGTTTAGGGCTATTATTAAGGATTATGATATGTTGGATTTAATTGATAAAATAATAGATAGTTCTGATAGTGGCTTGCCTATACGGTAATTTTACATCTCAATGGTTTGCAAATTTTTATCTTCAGGATTTAGATCATTATATAAAAGAAAAATTAAAAGTAAAATATTATTTGCGTTACATGGATGATATGTTGTTATTTGGAAGGAATAAAAAGGAATTACATAAATGTAGAGTATTAGTTGATGAGTATCTACATAAGGAAGGTCTAAAATTAAAAGAAAATTGGCAACTTTTTAAAACAGATTCAAGACCAATTGATTTTTTACGGTTATAGATTTTATCGTGGTTATACAACTTTAAGAAAAAGTAATTTTTTAAGGATAAAAAGAAGAGTAAAAAAAATCTATAAAAGAAAGAAAATACAACTAACAGATGCACAAGCATTAATGAGTTATAATGGTTGGTTAGAACATTGTGATAGTTTTAATTATAAAAACAAATATATAAAACCATATATAACTATAAAAAAGTGTAAGGAGGTAATTAAAAATGCAAGCAAATTTTCAAATTGAATCAGATCAAAAACCAAATAAATATGCAATTGAAAATATTTTAAATAATGAATGTGATATCATTTTAAATGATAATATTACTCAAAGTGAAAAAACAGAATATGATAGTGAAAGTGGAAAAGAAATAACTAAAACTATATATAAATTTGATTCATATAGATTACACAATATTTATAGAGATAATTTAGATGAGGAATTATCAACAACAAAAGGATTTAAAATATGGTTGAATTTTGCAAAAAAACAATATGCAGAACAAACTACAGAAATTCCAGATAGTGAAAGAATTGCAGTTTTAGAACAAGCAATAATTGATATTGGGGAGGTAATTGGAAATGGTTAATTTTTATGTTGTTCAAATAAGAGATTTAAAAACAATGACAATTGATGATGTCCCAAAATTATGGAAAGCAAAAGTAAAAGCAAAATTAGAGGAAGAGTCTTAATATAGACTCTTTTTTTAATACAAAGGAAAGGAGAGATGAGTTGTGCCAATGGATGAAAAACATATGCAAATGCTTATCGAAACAAATCAGAGTGTAAAATCTGCCCACCATAGAATTGATAAAATGGAAGAGGACATAGGAGAAATTAAAGAATTAACTATTGCAGTAAAAGAAATTGCAATGGAAACAAAAGCAACAAGAGAAGATGTTAATGATATGAATGGTAGATTAAAAGCAGTTGAAGAAAAGCCTGCAAAAAATTGGGATAAAGTAACATCAACTATTATTGGAACAGTAGTAGGAGCAATTGCAGGAGCAATTATAGGATTAATTTTAAAATAGGAAGGAGGAAGTCAAAATGAAAAAAGCATGGGATGATGTAAAATCATTTATAACAGTGGTAATGACATTAGGATTAGTAGCACTATTATTTATACCTAACTTAAATCCACCTACAGAAATAATAGCTTTATATTGTACAAGTTATGGATCTATAATGACATACTTTTTTACAAAAAAAGATAGTGGAGAAAATATTGACAAAATTGAGTAATGAAATTATACCACCAATCTAAAAAAAACGGCTTAAAACGCAATGTCGCAAGCCATTTTTTTAATTACCGGAAGAAAAATCCGGTATTTATGAAATACAGGAAGAAAATAATAGAATCTTCCTGTATTAATTTTTATAAGGAGGTTTTTCAAAATGGAAGAAAACGAAGAATTAGGAAATGGAGAAATCCAAAGAAATGAAAATGAATTCGGAGGTAATGAATAATGAAAGGTATAGATGTATCAGCCCATCAGGGTAATATTAATTGGGATGCAGTAAAAGCATCAGGAATTGAATTTGCTATTATTAGAATAAGTTATGGTCAAAATACCATAGATTCAAAAGCAATAAGAAATATTGAAGAATGTATCAGGGTAGGAATGCCGTTTGGTGTTTATGTATATTCTTATGCATTAAATGTAAATAATGCTATAAATGAGGCTAATCTTGTAATTAAAACATTAGCACCTTATAAAAATAAAGTGAAATTTCCTGTAATAATTGATATGGAAGATGCCGATAGATATAAGGCGAAATATGGAATGCCATCAAATGACATATTAGTTTCTATTTGTGAAAAGGAATGTTTAATGTTTGAAGATGCAGGATATTATGCTGCAATATATGCAAGTAAATCATGGTTTGATACAAAATTAAATTCTTCAAGATTAAATAGATTTGACAAATGGATGGCTTGGTGGTATTCACAAGCATCATCAAAATTTGATCATAATACTTATGGATTATGGCAATATACTTCTAGTGGAAAAGTAAATGGAATTTCAGGAAATGTTGATATGAATGAAGCATTTAAAGATTATCCATCAATAATTGATGGTGGAAATTCAACACCTGCACAACCATCAGCACCAATAAGTAATGAACCAACAGGGAGCACATTAAATTTAGCGGTAGATGTAATGAATGGCAAATATGGTGATGGTGATGCTAGAAAAAATAATCTAGGTTCTAGATACAATGAGGTTCAGGACTTTATAAATCATATATATTCAACTGATGTAAATACATTAGTAAGTGAAGTAAAAAACGGAAAATATGGTAATGGAGAAATTAGAAAAATTGTATTAGGTTCTAGATATGATGAAGTTCAAAATATAATAAATAAAACATCTAATTCAAATGTTATATCAAAAACATATAAAGTAAAATCAGGAGATACATTATCAGGAATAGGTGCAAAGTTAGGAGTAGATTGGAAAACAATTGCTAATAAAAATGGAATAAAACATCCATATACAATATATCCTAATCAAATTCTTAAATATTAATAATAGGAGGATAAAATCCTCCTATTATTTTTTTAATTTGTTTTGAACATCCAACAAAATATTAAAAGCTTGTTGAAATGTAGTGTTGTTCATATCTAGATTCTTTATTTTATTAAGAATTTTTTTAACTTCAATATTATTGGCATAATCTTCTATATTAGTATTATTGGGAAGATCATCAATAACTTTGTATTTTAGTTGCAATTCATCAAGTTTTTTAGTATATTTGTCTAATGAAGAAATAGGAAAACCACACTTTACAATTTCAGGACTTAAAGATGTGAGTTTTAATCCTAATTTTTCATTCAAAATTTTTGCATCTTCATTTAATATATTATAGAAAATTCCCACTCTAAATATGTAAATTGAAGATGCATCATGCTTTTTTAGTTCTTCTAATTTCTTTATCAGTTTGCTCATCTGTTTTATACTCCTTTTCATTTCTTAATTCAATTATTTCTCCAATCTCACAATTGAAAATATTACAAAGTTGTTCAAGTGTATCAAAATGAATTCCACTTAAATCTTCTTTCATTAAATTAGAAACAGAACGATGGCTTTTTCCCATCTTAGATGTTAGCCAATATTTAGACCTTCCATGTTTATCAAGCATTTCTTGAATTTTTAAATGTATCATAAATTTAACCTCCTTCCTATATTTCAGGTAAGTATATTATAAAATGAATGAGAATATATTTTAACTACAACAGGTTTTAGAGGTTGTAAAGTTAAGGTAAGTCTGTTATAATACTATTGAGGTGTAAAACGGATGGAAAGTATTGAAGATATATTAAAAGTGGCTATCGAATTATTGGAAGAAGAAAAAAATGCAGAATGCAAAAAATATTTAAAAGGTGCATTAGTTCGTATTAATAAAGCCAATACGGATAATGAATTAAAATACATGAAAGACTTAGAAGATAATCTAAAATAGGTATAATATGGTGTAGTTACAAAAATTTACATAATATGGTATAATAGTTATAAGGGAGCTCTCTGTCAAAGGAGGGATTTAAATGAAGAAGATTGAAAATGAAATATTATTAAAGTTAAGTAGTGAAATTAAGCCAATAGACAAAATTATTCTATGGATTATGAAAAGGTACTCATACAAAATATACAGAATTGGTTTTAATGACGGATTCAGTTTTAAATACAAAAATAAAAATTAACGACTATTTAACGACTTGGTTTAAGATAATACAGAATAATACGGAAACGAAAAGTCGAAAAAAGTCGAAAAATAAACACTTTCAGGACAATGCAGAAATAAACAAAATAATAAAAACAGAACAGTTGGTTCAGGAGTTGTAGCTGATATATTAGAGTAATAAACGCAGTAAAATAAAGACTTTCGGGGGTTTTTCTCGAAAGTCTATTTTTTTATTTAAATACTATTTAACGACTTGGTTTTTAATCAAATACAGAATTTAATGTATTTACAGAACTTTGTTTTGATTCAGGTAATACTGCAAGATATATTTCTGTTGATGACAATTTCTTATGTCGCATAAGTTTCATAATGGTATATAGGTCTGTTCCTTTTAATAATAATAGAACAGCAAATGTATGTCTTAAATCGTGAAATACTCTATATTCAAATTGTATATTTTTTTCTTTTAACTTTTTGATTAATGATTGTAAGGTTTTTCTCCATACTTTTTCTAAATCTTTTTTATCTATCTGATGACCGTTAGCAGTAAATACATATTCAGAGTCATGAGGTAAACTCATAAGAAGATCATAAATATAGTCTGACATTGGTATAATATCAATACTACTTTCTGTTTTAGGTGTTCCATCTTTAGTCTTATATCCTGTTTTTTCTCGTTTGTTATTAAATACTGCAGAACGAGTTGTGTTATTTTTAACATATATTTCTCTTTCTTCAAAATTTATGCTTACCCATTTTAATCCGATGATTTCTCCACTTCTCATTCCTGTACCAAGAGCAAAGTCAACTACCTTTTCATATTTGTTACCTTCAAATTCTTTTCTTAATAATTTTAATTCTTCAATAGTAAAATATTTAAATGGAACTTTTTGTTTTTCTATAATTTCATCTACATCTATATCTTTATCTTTAGGAATAGTGGTATTAGCACATGGATTCTTTTCAACATAACCTTCTTTTTCACAATATTTAAAAAATGGATTTAATAATTTGTGAACCTTTAAAATATTTGATTCAGTTTGTCCATCTTCAAATAATTTATTGTAAAAATTTTGTATCATAATACTTTTTAGATCATCAATATTTTGGTTGGCAATTTCATAAGGCTCTACATGATTTCTATAAGTACCTTCATACGATTCAAAAGAAGTATTTTTTATTTGATGTATTTTTACATTAAATAACCATTCAGGCAGCAAGATATTAATGGTGTAGCATTTGTTTTTGTTAGTAATTATACCTTTTTTTAATTTTTCTAGATATTCATCTGCTTGCTTATTAGCATCTTTCTTTCCATCTCCATAAAATTGTTTTTTTATTGGCTTTCCATTTGCTTTATGTCCAATGGTTCTAGTGACTTTATAATATTTTATTCCGTTAATTTCACAGTTATATTCTTTTGCCATAAAGAAGACCTCCATATTTCAAATTAATTTCTAAAAACTACTTGAAAAATGAAGGCTTTTCATATATAATACAAAAAGTAATCACTTTTCGAAGTGTTTACGCCTTTGGATAATGTGTGGTGTCCGCAAAACAATACACATTGTCCATTTTTTATTTATTTTTATTCTTATGTATTCCTGTGAATAATAATGAAATTCCATAAGTACAAATTGCAAGTATGATTTTTGGTATTGAAATTTCTTTTTTGTTCTCATTAGTATTTATTTTTGTAGTAGTTTTATTATTAGACTTTTTCTTAATAGGTTTTAAAGGATCAATAGTAACTTTATTATAAACCTTATTATAAATAGCTTTTTTGGGATTTCTTAAATAGCCCATTCCTTTTTTGCCATAGAAGGGATTTACTTTTCTTTTTATACTTCTTTTTAATTTTCCTGTTGTTCTTGCCTTAATAGATTTCTTAATATTAGGAGTTCTAAAACCAAATTTCATTATTACCACCTTTTTATCTAAAATTAATCTGTGCTTTTATTACTTCTCCTAGAATAGAGAAATTTCTATTTTTCATATCATCTTTTGTTAATTTTATTGGCTTTCCATAAGAAAAAGCATGATGTAATTCAATATAACTTTTAAAGTCTACTACTTTTCTTATTATGATATCTTTGTTGTCAATAGATATTAAATAAGTTCTAGAGTCAATATAAGTATTTGTTTGCTCGACTATTGCTAAATCTCCATCACCAAGTAAAGGTAACATGGAATCATCAATTGCCCTGTAACCAAAATATTGATGTATATGATCCCATTTAAAAGGTAAAATCACATCTTCTTTTGTCATTGCTAATTTTCCATTATTATTAATAAATATTGGAACAGTAAGAAATTCATCATCGTTATTAAATAGTGATTGTTTAATTTGTATTGTTTCATCATCTACATAACCGCAAATTTCCATCAATTCATGATAGTTAGTTATTCCTTTTGAAGAATTAGCAATTTTTTTTAATATCTTTGGTTTAGGAGGAGTATTCAATTTCATATTTATATATTGAGATAAATATGTTCTATTAACGCCAGAATAATACGCAAATTCATGTTGAGTAGGGTACGAGTCATTTATTTTTTTTATAATTGTACCAAATTTTTCTTTGTCAAACATAAAAAATACCTCCTTACAAATATTAGTATATCGCACTTTATAAAAAAAATCAATAAAAAAGTTAAAAAAATTTAACAAAAGGTGTTGACTTTTTTTAACTAAACCTATATAATCAAATCAGTTAAAAAAAATTAACCAAAACGAAAGGAGGAAATAAGATGAAAGTAGAAGTAAACATTGATGCAGTTCAAGACCTTATAAACGAGAAGTTTAGAGGAAATGTGTCATGGTTTGCAGAGGAAATCGGTGTAGATAAAGCCTATATTTCAGCCATTCTAAAACACGAAAGAAAAATCGATAGTTATAAGACTATTGTTGGAATTATTGCATATTGCAAAAAGAACAACATAGACCACGAAAGGTACATTATTTTTTTGCAACGGTGGTTAAAAAAAATTAACTAAAAGGAGAGAATGTTATGAAAAAATTTAAAAATGCGGACACCACACAAAGAAAGGAGAAAACAATATGGAAGAACAATGGATCAGCTTAAATGCTTTTATGAAAAGGCGAAAAATAGGTTACGATACTGCAATGGATATGATTGAAAAACGGCGAAGTCGAATACAGAAAAACTGATGGAGGTAGATACAAGATTAAAATAGGCGGAAATGCAGTAAGCATGGAAGTTTACGAAAAAGAAAAGGAAAGAAGAATCCAAGCAGAAACAAAATTAAATTTACTAAAAACAATATTAGAAGAAGGAGTAAAAACAAATGAAAATATTAAAAAATGTTATTGAATTTGCATTAGGAACATCAATTATATGGTTACCAATTTTAGGTTCAATTATTGCAGAAAAACTATCAGAAATAATCACAATGGATCACATAATGGCAGTAGTTTATATTTCATTACCTGTTCTTATATTAATATTAATAAAAATGGATATTGATGATATGAAAGCAGAAAGGAGAAAGAGACATGGAAGAAAAGTTAGGTAAATCATTAGTATGGCATATGTTAACACTTGCAAAAATGAAATACAATTTATCAATTTTGAAAGGAGGAAAAAGGAATGTTTAATAATGAAGAAATTGAAAGACTAAAAGTAGAAAATGAAAATTATCAAAGTCAATTAAAAGTAAAATCAATGGAATATCAACAATTACAAGAGCAATATGTTCACAAAAACAATGAATTATTTGACATGATTTCATTAGCATTTAATGGTTTTAAAAGAATTGTTGATATAGCAGAAAGAAATGATTATGGCGAGCCACAACAAAAAATTAGACAAATTAAAGAAGAATCTGAAAAGCTAAAAAATTATTTTGCACAATTAACACTGGATACACCATTACTAACAAAAAATAGAACTACCACTACCGACCAAAGTAATAAATAGTTCTATAAAAGAAAATTTATATAAATTCACTTCATTTGCATTTTATCACAAAATGAAATGTTGTGCAATAGAAAGGAGGAAAAATGGACAGAGAGGAATGGCTTGAAGAAAGAAAAAAAGGTATTGGTGGATCTGATGCAGCTACAATTTTAGGATTAAATCCTTATAAAACGACTATTGAATTATGGGAAGAAAAAACAGGTAGAAGACAAGCTGAGGATATATCAGATAAACCTTATGTACAATATGGAACAAAAGCAGAAGATCATTTGAGAGAGTTATTCAAATTAGATTTCCCTCAATATGAAGTTACACATGAAGAAAATGCAATAATTAAGCATCCTACACATCCATTCTTATTTGCTAGTCTTGATGGACAACTTGTTAATAAGGAAACTGGCGAACTTGGAATTTTAGAAATAAAAACTACAAACATTTTACAATCAATGCAAAAAGAAAAATGGAAAGAGAAAATCCCTAATAATTATTATTGCCAAGTTTTACATTATTTAAATGTAACAGGTTATTCATTTGCAATTCTAAAGGCTCAACTTAAATATGATTATAGTGGAGAAATAAGACTAGAAACTAAACATTATATGATTTCAAGAAAAGATGTTGAAGAAGATATCAAATTACTAGAAGAAAAAGAAATTGAATTTTGGACTAAATATGTTGAAAAAGATATTCAACCACCATTGGTATTACCAAATCTATAAATTAAGGAGGAGAGATAATGGAAAAAGTTATAAAGGGAACAGATGAAATCCCTACAAAATTTGAAGAATTTAAAATTGTTGGAGTTAAATATGAAGACAAGTTTGAAAAAAAGACATTTACAGGTAGAGAGTATAGTTATTACACAGATTTAGAATTAGAAATTGGAGACATTGTTGAAGTTCCAACTAGATATGGAAAATCAATTGCACAAGTAACTAGAACAGATATAGACAAACAAGAAATTGAAAAAATCAAAGACTATATGAAAGTGATAGACACAAAATTAGATAAAAATGAATTCTTAAAGGAGGAAAATAGCGATGGAATTGAAAGTCGAGGAAATTAAATCATTAGAGCCTGTTAAGTTTAATTATGAAGATATAAAAAAATGGGTTACAGAAAAAACAAGTGAATATAAAAATATAGTTTATACACCTGAAACAATACCATTAGCAAAACAAGATAGGGCAACTTTAAATAAGGTATCAGATGCGATCAATAATGAAAAGAAGAGAATAAAAAATGAATTATTAAAACCATATGTTGATTTTGAAAATAAATGCAAAGAATTAATGGCAATTGTAGATGATGCATCAAAAACAATAGACAAGCAAGTAAAGGAATTTGAATTAAAAGAACAAGCAGAAAAGGAACAACAAATCAAAGCAATATTTGATGAAAATATAGGAGACTACAAAGAACTTATTAATTTTGACACTATATTTAATCCTAGATGGCTAAATAAAACATATTCAATGAAGAAAATTGAAGAGGATATAAAACATTTAATTAGCAAAACAACTGATGATTTAAACATAATTGAAAATACAATAGAAGATCAATCATTATTACAACAAATACATAGATATTACTTTAATAATATAAATAATCCGGCAGTATTAGGAAATTCATTACAAGAATATCAAAGAATTATTGAAAACAATAAAAAGTTGGAATCATTAAAAAATACACAAAATGTAACAAAAATTGAACAAAACACAACAGAAAGTACACAAAATATAACAAATAATGTGCAAAATGTGCAAAAAACTGAAAATTTACTACAAATTGATTTTAGAGTTATAGCAACAAAAGAGCAATTCATAAATTTAAAACAATTTTTAGAATCAAACAATATTAATTATAGGAGGATATAAAAATGGGGTTATTTGATAGAAACAATAAGGAATATGCAAAAATACATATTGAATTTGATATTGATAAAAAGGGCGAAGGAACAGTTGAAGTTGAAGGAGATGAAGTTTCATTAGCTGCAGCAATAGGAGTGCTAATTCATAATATGTTAAGGAAAGGTTTTGACAGAGAAATTTTAGAATTTTCAATATTAAAGGCATTAAAGGACACTAAGAAAAAGGAAAAAAATAATGTTCATGTACATGAGATTCATATTTCAAAAGAAAATGAAAAAGAATTTGCTCAAATACTAGATAAAATATTGAAAGGAGATAAATAAATGCAAGAAAAATTAAATTTAGATAATGAATTATTAAAACCTATGAAAGAAAGACTTGAACATTCAATTGATGTATTAACCAAAAATGCAATTCTTACAAGAAAAGAATCAGAAATTACATTAAAAATAAATATTGGGGTAAATGAAAAAGATCGTGAATTTAATGATGAAATAGAAGAATATTTACAACCAATGTATGATTTTCAAATATCAGAAAAAATCAAAGAGGCAAAAGGCTCATATAAAAGTTCACTTGGATTTGATTATGCAGTCGAAATTGATGAAGAAAATAACATTGTAGTAAAAAATATGAATGAACAACAAAGTTTATTTAGGAAAGGTAGGTAATAAATATGGCAGTTCAAAATAGTTTAGTAAAACAAAATCAAAAACAAACTTTTAGTGCATTTCTTGCAACAGATGCAATGAAAAAGAAAATAAATGAGATGGTAGGAGGAGAAAAAGGACAACAATTTGTTACATCAATCATTTCTGCAGTTAGTACGAATCCACAATTAGCAGAATGTGAAAATTCTTCAATAGTTTCTGCAGCATTACTTGGACAGGCTCTTAATTTGAGCCCTAGTCCACAACTACGGACAATATTATATGGTTCCGTTCAATGATAGCAAGAGAGGATGCAAAGTTGCACAATTCCAAATTGGTTACAAAGGCTATATTCAATTAGCAATCAGGAGCGGTCAATATAAAAAATTGAATGTATTAGCAATTAAAGAAGGCGAACTAGTAAATTATAATCCATTAGATGAAGACATTGAAGTTAGATTAATTGAGAATGAAGAGGAAAGAGAAAAAGCAGAAACAATAGGTTACTATGCAATGTTTGAATATTTAAATGGATTCAAAAAGACATTGTATTGGTCTAAAGCGAAAATGGAGGCTCATGCTCTTAAATATTCAATGGGATACAGAGCAAAAAAAGGTTATACATTTTGGGAAAAAGACTTTGATGGAATGGCATACAAAACAATGTTAAGACAACTAATTTCTAAATGGGGAATTATGAGTGTAGATTTAACAATGCAAAAGGCTCTTGAATCAGATATGGCAGTAATAAATGACAATGGAACTTATGACTACATAGATAATTCTGATGCAGAACCAATAGAAATAAACAATCAAGAACAACCAATACAACAGGAAGAGACAGAGCCAACACAAGCAAATTCAAATGAAGATACTGATTTCTTCTTTGAAAATAACTAAAGTTAAAGGGAGGTTTGCAAGATGTTAACTGAGGGGTTTGTAAAATTTCAAAGAAAAATAGTTAATTGGGAATGGTATAGCGACATAAATGTACATAGAGTATTTACTCATTTAATATACACTGCTAATTGGACAGAACAGAAATGGCAGGGAACAACAATTGAACGTGGGCAACGCGTAACCTCTCTTGAACATCTTGCAGATGAAACCAATTTATCAATGCAACAAGTAAGAACTGCATTAAAAAAATTACAGAAAACGCGGAGAAATAACAATCAAATCAACAAACAAATATACTGTTATAACCATTGAAAACTATGGCATTTATCAAGCAAAAGAAGAAAAAACAACAAGCAAAATAACAAACGAGCAACAATCAAATGACAATCAAATAACAAACAAGCAACAACAATTAAAGAAAGATAAGAAAGAGAAGAATATAAATAAAACTAAATTAAATTTATTATATTTATATTTAACAGAAAGAGCAGAAAAATTTGAAGGACTCACAGAAACAGATAGAGGTTCAATACAAACAACGCTTAAAAAACTGGATTTATATATTGAAAAGGATGATAACCTACCGGAACAAATGAAATTCGATTTACAACTAAAGTATTATGCAATAACTCAAATATATTTAAGTCCATACAAAATATATTTGCTTGATATAAAAGAAAAATCATTTACAAAAACATTTTTAGCAGCGAATCAGTATTGCCCAATAGAAACAAAAACACCGAAACAAATAACGGACTTTATGAATTATTTTATAGTTTGTTTAAGAAAGGAATTTGAAAAGAAATGAATCAATTGAAAGATGAAGTTTTATGCAAATATTGTCTTGGATGTAATAGATTAGAAGATCCAAATTTTGCAGGATGGAGAAGATGCAAAGGTTTTGTTGCAGGCTATCCAAATTGGAAACAAGAATATTACAAATCATTAAATAATAAAGGCACGAAAATCGATTTTAAGAAAAAATAATTGCTAAACGATAAATTATTCAAATACGACAATAAAATCAAAAATAGAACGAAAAGGACAAAAAATTAATGGGTAAAAAACGAACCCTTAAAAAGAAAAATTTTGAAACGAACTGATGTCGAAAGGAGAAAAAATATGAATGTTTTTGCTCAAATATTAGAAATTATATTTTTATATGGAGTTGCTGCAGGAGTTATAGGAACAGTTATTATTGAGATATTTATCACAATAATAGTTTGGTTAATAAAGAAATACAAAGGAAGTGAAAAAGAATGAAAATAGGATTTAATGTTGCAGGAAAAGTACAGGCAAAGCAAAGACCACGATTCAATGGAAAATTTGCATATACACCAAAAGAAACAATTGCTTATGAAAACTGGGTGCGAACTTGCTTTTTAGATAAATATAGAGGAATGAAACCATTAGAAAAACCATTAAAAGTAAAGATTATTGCTTATTATGAAATACCAAAGAGTGCAAGCAAAAAGAAAAGACAACAAATGTTAAATATGGAGATGTTCCCAACAGTTAAACCTGATACAGATAATATTGCAAAGGGAATATTGGATTCATTGAATAAAATTGCATATTTAGATGACAAACAAGTAGTTAAATTGGAAGTAGAAAAGTATTATTCAACAACTGCTTGTGTTGCAGTTATGATTGAAGAATTGGAGGAAAGTAAAGATGGACAACAGAAATAAAGAAGTATATATGCAAAGTCCTATATCTTTATTAACAAATGAAAACTTATATGCTTTGGAATTACATTGTGAAAAACAAATTAGAAGAGAAGTAGGACAAAGGGTTAGGGAACATGAAATTGTATTAGAGCTTATACATAAATATAAAAAACAACAAAAAGAAATAGAAAAGCAAAACAAAGAGAACATAGATTTAAAAGATTTATATATAAGAACAGCAAAACATCAAGAAAAGATAGGACATGTAGAACTTGCTGAATATATGTTGGCTCAAATACAAGCAATACCTACATTTACAACATGGGAAGAATATACAACATGGATTAGCAAAGAAGACTTAAGGAAGATACTAGATAAATATAAACATAAAGAAATAGATCATGCTCCAGAGTTTTACAAAGAATTAAAAAAATTAGTGGAGGAATAAGGTATGGGAACGATTATTGCAGTATTTATAATTAGTTTTATTTTAGGATTTGCAGTTGAATATTATGGAGCAAAAGATGACATTAAAAATGCAAAGAACCTAGAAGAATTAAAAATAAAATATAGTGTGAGGGAAAATAGATGAGTTATGATATTAGTCTATATAGAAAAGGAATAAAAAATGCAGATAGAATTTATTACGATTATGATGGAAATATAACTTATAATGTTTGCGAAATGTTAGAGGTAGCATTTGGAGAACAACATTTAAAAAAGTGGAATGACAAGCCTGTAAATGAATTTATAGAAGAATTTAAAAAAGGTTATGAAGATATGATGTTAAATCCAACAAAATATAAAAAATATGATAGTCCAAATGGTTGGGGAACTTATGAAACAACAGTAAAAGCAATACAAAATTTATATAATTATATAGTTAAATATACTGATTATGATGGATTAGAAAATGTTTATTTGGAGTTTGTATAAAGGAGGAATGTAACAATGGCAAGAAATGTGTGTTTAGATTGTGGATATTTTCTAAATTGCAAATATGCAAGTGAACATTTAACTTATTGCGAAAAATACATAAAAGTAAATAGAACCATAAACAAAAAGGAGAGTGAATCAAAAAATGAAAAAGAAACCAAAAATAGAATTATATAATGATCACTTTCAAAATTTCAAAAGATACGGAATTCCAAAAGCACAATTAGTTATTGCAGATATACCATATAATTTAGGAAATAATGCTTATGCAAGTAATCCAATGTGGTATAAAAATGGAGATAACAAAAATGGAGAAAGTGAACTCGCAGGAAAAGAGTTCTTTGATACTGACAAAGATTTTAGAATTGCAGAATTTATGCATTTTTGCAGTCACATGTTAATTAAAGAACCAAAAGAGAAAGGAAAAGCACCGGCAATGATTGTTTTTTGTGCTTATGAGCAACAACAAATGGTTATTGATTGGGGTAAAAAATATGGATTTATGAATAGTTATCCATTAGTATTTATTAAAAATTATTCTGCACAAGTATTAAAGGCAAATATGAAAATAGTAGGTGCAACAGAATATGCAGTAGTTTTATATAGAGACAAGTTGCCAAAATTTAATAATAATAAAAAAATGGTCTTTAATTGGTTTGAATGGAAAAGGGACAGTAAAAAAGAATATCCTAAAATACATCCTACGCAAAAACCAGTTGGATTATTAAAAAGACTAATTGAAATATTTACAGATGAGGGCGATGTTGTTATTGATCCAGTTGCTCGGCAGTGCAACAACATTAAGAGCCTGTGCAGAATTAAATAGAAATTGTTACGGATTTGAAATAAAAAAAGACTTTTATAAATTAGCAAAAGAACGCATGATAAGTGACGACATATTAAATGGAATTATGGAAGATGGACAAGTAACAATTAATTCAATGATTTAAAAGAAAGGAAATGAGAAAATGGGAATAGATAGAATAATGGTCACTCCAACAATTACAGTAGACCAAGATAAATATGATAATTTAATAAGAATTCAAGAAAGATATGAAAAATTAACTAAAAATGAACTTGTAGGTATAAATGAAGAAACAGAACATAAAAATTTTGATTTTGGAATAGCAATTAAATTGATAAAAGAAGGAAAAAAAGTTCAAAGAGAAGGTTGGAACGGAAAGAATCAATATATAGAATTAGCAACTGGCATTAGTTATAAAAACAACGATGAGGAAATAGTAAATGTATTTCATAATGATATAGAAAGCAAAGCAATAGCATTTGTAGGAACATCAGGAGTTCAATTAGGATGGCTTGCAAGTCAAGCAGATATGCTTGCAGATGATTGGAAATTAGTAGAACAGGAGGAAAATAAAGATGAATGATAGAGCAAAATACACAGATGTAACTGATGAGCAGAAAAATAGAATTGATGATGTTAGAAATATGTTTTCTGATGTATATGATTTTATAGAAACAAATT